GGAGTTTCTCTCTTTCGGTCTTGTCCGTTCTTGCCTTCGGGTGATGGCAGATTTGGGTGCACAAGAAAACACTTGTGCCTACATTTTCTCGCAGGGGTTCAATAAAAAACTACCAATATTTCAAAGCCTCATAAAATACTTGCTGAAATTCCGGGCCCGCCAATCCGGCAGGACATGCGGCGGGGTTAGCTTCACGGCCGTTGAGACAGCCGGAGCAAGCGGACACCGACATGAGATGGACCTGGCCTTTTGGGAACACGGCGCGCGAGGCGAAGACGGCCTGGCCGCTGGCGATGCTGAGTGAACCGCGCGCGGCGAGCTGGGGCGGCCGCGATGCCGGCGCCCTGATCCGCGACGGGTATCTGCGCAATGCAGTGGCCTACCGGTGCGTGCGGATGGTGGCCGAGGCGGCCGCATCGATCCCCCTGAAGACGGCGCATGCGGGCGCAAGCGCTCTGTTGCGCCAGCCGGCCCCGGACCTGGCGCCGGCAGGATTCCTTGAGGCGGTGTTCTCCGAGCTGCTGCTGAGCGGCAACGCGTTTGTGGAGGCTGTCCGCCTGCCGGAAGAGACCGCCATCGCGGCGCTGTTCCCGATGCGCAGCGCGGCAGTGCGCCCGGTGACGGACGCGCGCGGCTGGGTGGAGGCCTGGGCGGTGCGCGGACGCAAGGGCGCGGAGCGGATGGTGCGCCGCGATGCCGAGGGTTGGAGCCCGATGCTGCACGTCAAGCTTTACCACCCCGCCGACGAAACGATGGGCCTGCCGCCTCTGGCAGCAGCCCGCCGGGCTCTGGACCTGCACAATGCCAGTGCGGACTGGGCGAAGTCGCTGATCGACAATGCGGCGAAACCTTCTGGCGCGCTGGTCTATGGCGGCGGCGGGCGAATGCCGCCCGACCAGTTTGACCGGCTGAAGGAAGAACTCGAGGCCGGCTTTACAGGCGCGGCGAATGCCGGGCGGCCGCTGCTGCTGGAAGGCGGGCTGGAATGGCAGGCTCTTTCAATGTCGCCGGCCGAGATGGATTTCCAGGCGACACGGGCGGCGGCGGCGCGCGAGATTGCGCTGGCGCTGGGCGTGCCCCCGATGCTGCTGGGGATTCCGGGAGACAATACGTATGCGAACTATCGCGAGGCCAACCTGGCGTTTTGGCGGGCCACCGTCTTGCCGCTGGCGGCGCGGGTGGCGGAGGCGCTGTCGCGCTGGCTGGATGGCGGCTTTGGCGCAGAGGTCGAGGTGAGCCTCGATCTGGACCGTGTGCCGGCGCTGGCGACCGAACGGGAGGCTTTGTGGGCGCGGCTGGAGGCGGCCAGTTTCCTGACGCGCGACGAGAAGCGTGACCTGGCGGGGCTGGTGCCATGAGTTTTGACCGCAGACTGACGATCGGGGTCGTTCTGACCGTGGCCGTGCAAACGGCGGGCGTGTTGCTATGGGCGGGCGCCGCAGCAGAGCGTGTCTCGACGCTGGAGGAGCGGGTGCGCGACGCGCAGCCGGTCGCCGAGCGGTTGGCGCGCGTGGAGGCCGAGCTGGGCGCCGTGCGCGTTCAGCTGGACCGGATCGAGCGGAAACTGGAGACCCGAGATGCGCCGTGAGCCCGTGCTGATCGAAGGCTATGCCAGCGTGTTCGGACGCCCGGACCTGAGCGGCGATGTGGTGCGCCCGGGCGCGTTTGCACGCAGCCTGGCGCGGCGCGCGGAGGTGCCGCTGCTGATCGGTCACCGCGAAAGTGCGCGGGCTGGGCGCTGGGTGCGCGCTGTAGAGGATGGCTATGGGTTATACGTGCGTGGGCTGATCGAGGACGCGGCGGGCTTGCGGCTGGTCGAGGCGGGCGCGCGCGGTCTGTCCATCGGGTTCTTTCCGCGCGTGTGGACGCCGCGGGCAACCGGCGGGCGGGAACTGGCGGAAGTGGATCTCGTCGAAATCTCGCTGGTGAGCGAGCCGATGCAGCGATTGGCGCTGTTTCAGGTGATGGGTGCCGGCGCAGTGCGCGCGGCATGAATGAGTGGTCAGTGAAGGAGACAGGATGACCAAGGAAACCAAGGCCGTGAAGGCCGACACGGCGGAACTGATGGCCGTGTTCGACAGCTACCGGCAGGCCAATGACATGCGCCTCGCCGAGATCGAGAAGAAAGGCGCCAGCGATCCGCTGACGGATGAACGCCTTGCGCGAATCGACCGTCGTCTGGAAGCGCTGAGCCTCAAGATGGCACGTCCGGAGGCATCGGCAACGGTCGACGTCGAGACGGACGAGCGCCGTGAGGCCTGGACGCGGTACCTGCGCACGGGCGATGAAAGCGGCGTGGCGCGGCTGGATGTGAAGTCGCTGAACAGCGGCACGGGCAGCGAGGGCGGGCATGTGGCGCCGCCGGAACTGGATCGTCTGATCGAGGCGCGGCTGCTTGCAGCCAGCCCGATGCGCCAGATTGCGACCGTACGGCAGACCTCTGCCGGCGTGTACAGGAAGCCAGTGGGGCTTGGCGCGGCGGCGGCCTGGGTGGGCGAAGAGGCGGCGCGAACGGAAACGTCGGTGACCGGTCTCGACCTGCTCGAATTCCCGGCTGGTGAACTCTATGCGATGCCGGCGGCGACGCAGACGCTGCTGGAAGATGCGTATGCGGATATCGATGCCTGGCTGGCAGACGAAGTGGAAAGCGCCTTCGCCGCGCAGGAGTCGGCTGCGTTCGTGACCGGTGACGGCACGTCGAAGCCGAAGGGCTTTCTCGACTATGATATCGTGGCTGAGGGCGCGCATGTCTGGGGCAAGGTGGGCTTTGTGCCGGGTGACTTCACGGCAGCAGATGCGGCCGATCAGCTGATCGACCTCGTCTATGCGCCCAAGAGCCAGTTCCGCACGGGCGCCCGATTCGTGATGAACCGGCGCACGGTGTCGGCCGTCCGTAAACTGAAGGACGCGGATGGCCGCTATCTGTGGCAGCCGGGCACCAGCGGCGAAGCTTCGACGCTGCTCGGCTATCCGGTGACCGAGATCGAGGACATGCCGGACATCGGGACGGGCAATTCGGCCATCGCCTTTGGCGATTTCCGCCGGTTCTACCTGATCACCGACCGTCAGGGCGCGCGCGTGCTGCGTGATCCGTTCTCGGCCAAACCCTACGTGCTGTTCTACACCACCAAACGTGTCGGCGGCGGCGTGCAGAACTTCGATGCCGTCAAGGTCATGAAGTTCTGATCTCTCCCAGAAGTGACAAAGGAAACAAGGACATGATCGAGAGTGTTATCATTGCGATCATCAAGCAGGCGGCGGCACTGACGCAGCCGCAGCAGGATGATTTCACGACCAAGGTCGCCGAAGCGATTGCTTCGCTGATCCGCGGAACCGAGACGGGAATCGACAACGAGCTCGTCCGTACGGTGGGCCTGCCGATGGGCGGGGACATCATCGCGAAACTCCGGGACATGATCTGATCCCGGACGGATTGCCCCGGCTGCGGCCGGGGCGGTCCAACCCCTTCAGACAGGACAATCCAACATGACAGACCTGACGGTGATCACGCCGCCAGCCGGGGAGCCTTTGTCCCTCGCGGCCGCGAAAGACTTCCTGCGCCTCGGCACCGACGCCGAAGACGCGCTGGTGACGGAGTTGATCCGGGCCGGGCGCGCGCAGGTGGAGGCAGCCAGCGGGCTGGCGCTGGTGACGCGCACGCTGATGCGGCGCTGGACGGACTGGCCGCATGGCCTGATGCGCGCCGGCGTGAAGCTGCGCCCCGGGCCCGCGACGGCGCTGGTCTCTGTGGTGCGCATCGATGCGGAGGGCGGCGAGGAGCTGCTCACCGGACGGTTCGAGCTACTCAACGGCAAGCTGCGGCTGCGTCCCTTTGCGGGCCTGCCGGTGGTGCCGCTGGGCGGATCGGTGACGGTGACGTTCGAGGCGGGCTATGGCGACGCTGAAGATGTGCCGGAAGACCTGGTGCACGGCGTGAAGCTGTGGGTGCAGGCGGCTTACCTGGCCGGCGAGCGCCGTGGCGGCCTACCTGAGGAGGTGACCGCCTTCCTGGCGGCGCGCCGGGAGGTGCGGCTGTGAGCGTGGAAGCGAATGTGCAAGCGGCGCTGCTCAGTGTGCTGAGGGCGGATGCCGGTGTTGCGGCAATCTTCGGGCCACGCGTCTATGACGATGAGAGCGAAGCGCCGGCTTTCCGTTTGTGCGGCTGGAGCGGCATGAGTGCCGGCCGGCCGGGGCGTCGCTGGGCGAGGCGAGCGAACATGTGGTGACACTGGCCGTGTCGTCGCGCGATGGCGGTGTGCGGGAGGCGCGTGAGGCACTGGCGGCGCTGCGTGCGGCGGTGGACGGCGCGGTGTGGAGCCTGCCGGAAGGGCGGGTTGTTCTGGCGCATGTGACCTACAGCGACGTGATGCGTCAGGCGGACCGGAGGGCCTTCCGGGGCCTCGTCCGGGTCCGGATCATATCAGAGGAGGTAGCGTGATGGGCGCACAACGCGGGCGGGACATCCTGCTCAAGATTTCGGATGGCGGGGCAGGCTTCGTTACACTTGCCGGCGTGCGGACGAGCCGCATCGAGCTGCGCAGCGCGCAAGTGGATGCAACCGGCGCGGACAGCCCGGAAGCCTGGCGCGAATTGCTGGCCGGGGCGGGCACCAAGACGGCGCGCGTGAGCGGCCGCGGCGTGTTCAGGGATGCAGCGTCTGATGCTCGGATGCGCGCGGCGTTCTTTGCCGGGGAGACGCCGGATTGGCAATTGATACTGCCAGATTTCGGAGTGCTGGAAGGCGCGTTCCTGATTTCGGAACTCAGCTGGAGCGGCGCGCATGACGGCGAGGCTGAGTTTGCCGTGACGCTGGAGAGCGCCGGGCAACTGACCTTCGAGGCGTTGGCATGAACGCGGCACGAGGCGAGACGCGCGTGACACTGGCAGGCGTGCCGAAGCGGCTGTGCCTGACGCTGGGTGCGCTGGCGGAGATCGAAGCGGCGTTCGGTTGTACACGGATCAGCGATCTTGAAGCGCGGATGCGGGCGCTGAGCGCAGCAGATCTTTCGGTCGTGCTGGCCGCCTTGCTGCGAGGTGGGGGCGAGCCGGAGGCGGCGGGAATGGTGGCGCAGGCGGCGATCTCGCCGGGCGAGGCGGCGCGCGCCGTCGCCGAAGCCTTCCGGTTGGGGCTCGCCGGCTGATGTTGCCCTGGGGCGAGATGCTGAGGGCCGCGCTGGCGGCCGGGCTGCCACCAGAGGTGTTCTGGCGTCTCAGCCTGAGGGAGTGGCGTTGGATCGCTGGGGCCAGCGCGGGCCCAAGGCGGCAGGAACTGGAAGCGCTGATGCAGCGTTTTCCGGACGGGAAGGAGACCGGGACATGACGGATACGGATTATGGATTGGATAGTGCGGCGCGCGCATTGAGCGAACTGGCGAGCGGTCCCGGCAGGCAGGCGGCGGATGCCCTGGCGGAAGCCTTCGGGCAGGCGGGGGAGCGTATCACGCATTCGCTGAGCCAGGCGGCGCGGACTGGCGAGCTGGATTTCCAGAAGATGGCGGAAGCGATCCTGCGCGACCTGGCGCGCGTTGCGGCCGAAGCGCTCATTTTGCGCGGATCACAAGGAAACTCGGTGTCGGCGAGTTTCAATTTTGCATCGGGTGCGGATCAAAACACCGCGCTCGGCCAGAGTGGATCGATTGCTGCGCTGTTGGCGCGGCTGGTTCAGGGTGGAGGACGGTTCCTGTGAGTCTGGCGCAGTTTCATGAGGTGAATCTGCCGATGCCTTTGGCATTGGCGGCGAGTGGCGGACCGGAACGGCGCGTTGAGGTGGTCGAGCTTGCAGGCGGCGGCGAGGCGCGCAATGCGGTCTGGGCCGGATCGCGCCGACGTTGGGATATCGGCAGCACCGTGACACGGCTGGAAACGCTGCAGGTGCTGGTCGCCTTCTTCGAGGCGCGGGGCGGGCGCTTGCATGGTTTCCGCTTCCGCGACCGGATGGATGACCGGTCGGGCACCGTGGGTGCGGACGTGACGCCGCTCGACCAGGAGATCGGGACAGGCGACGGTGCAATGACAACCTTTGCTCTTGCGAAAGCTTACGGAGACTGGCGCCGGCGCATCTGGAAGCCGGTTGCGGGGAGCATCCGCGTCGCGGTCGATGGCGTGGAAGCGGCGTTCACGGAGGATGCTTCAACCGGCCTCGTGACCCTGCCGGAAGCGCCGCCCGCAGGTGCGGTGGTGACAGCGGGCTTTCTGTTCGATTGCCCGGTGCGCTTCGACACGGACCGGCTGGATGTGAATCTCGAAGGGTTCGGCGCTGGACGTGTCGTGCGGGTGCCTTTGATTGAACTGATCGGGTGAATCAATGAAGGATATCTTGCCGGACTTTGCAGAGCCGCTCGCTGCGGGCGTGACGACGACCTGCCTGTGCTGGACGCTGACGCGTACGGACGGGTTTTCGCTGGCTGTGACTGAGCACGACCGGCCACTTGTCGTCGACGGACGATTCTATGTCGCTGGCGGCGGGCTGGAAGGGTTGCGGTTTACATCGCCCTTGTCGCTCGCGCCGGGCCAGGCTGAAGCGCGCGGGGCGCTTTCGCATGATGCGATCACGGAGGCGGATCTTAAGGCAGGTCTGTGGGACGGCGCGCGGATAAATGTGATCCGCGCCGATTGGGCGCGGCCTTCAGATTTCGTGCAGGTCTGGAGCGGGAGATTGTCGCGCATCCGGCAGGGCCTTGCCGGATTCGAAGCCGAGCTGGTGTCGCTGAAGGCGGACCTGGAGCGTCCTGTGGGTCGCATTTATGCGCGCAAGTGTGATGCGGCGCTGGGCGACGCGCGGTGCGGCGTCGATCTTGAGGCGTTTCCGGGGGCAGTCTGCGATCAGAGATTCGCAACCTGCCGGGACGTCTTTTCAAATGCCGAGAATTTCCGCGGATTCCCCCACCTTCCGGGTACGGAAGCACTGGTCGCCGGACCGCCGCGCACCGGCAACACGGGAGGCGCGCGATGA